TTCATAAAGGGGAATACATCGCCATTGTAGGTGGTGGTAGCCAGCACCAGCTTGCTGTAACGGAAGGCATCCTCCACAGCCTCGGCCATATCGGTACGGGCCAGATCATGCAGGGATACGGTCACTCCCTTGGCTTCCAGCTTTTCTGCCAGCAGAAGAGCTGCCTTTTTGGTGTTGCCGTAAATGGAGGTGTAAGCAATGACTACGCCCTCATCCTCCACCTTATAGGAGGACCAAATGTCGTACAGGTTAATGTAATAACCCAGGTTCTCGGTCAGCACGGGACCGTGAAGGGGGCAGATAATGGCAATATCCAGACCGGCAGCTTTCTTCAGCAGGGCCTGGGTCTGGGCACCGTATTTACCCACGATGCCGATGTAGTAGCGGCGGGCTTCGCAGGCCCACTCTTCCTCCACATCCAGGGCACCGAACTTGCCGAAGCCGTCAGCGGAGAACAGAACCTTGTCATAGGCATCATAGGTCACGATGACCTCAGGCCAGTGGACCATGGGGGCAGTGACGAAAGTCAGCACATGCTTACCAAGGGACAAAGTGTCACCCTCACCCACTACGATGCGTCGTTCAGCGTAATCGGTGCCGAAGAAGTTCTTCATCATGGCAAAGGCCTTGGCGGAGGATACTACGATGGCCTCGGGATAGGCCTTCAGGAACACATCAATATTGGCAGAGTGGTCAGGCTCCATATGCTGCACCACCAGATAATCGGGCTTACGGCCCTCCAGGGCTGCTTCCAGATTGTTCAGCCACTCCTGACCAAAATTCTGGTCTACGGTATCCATGATGGCGATTTTCTCGTCGACGATGGCATAGGAATTGTAGGCCATACCATTGGGTACAACATACTGGCCCTCAAAAAGGTCTACCTGGTGGTCATTCACGCCAATGTACTTGATATCCTTAGTAATATGCATAGTCGTTCTCCTTGTTTTCTGATTTCTGTTTGGATTCTAGCAAATTCTTCCTAAAACTTCCGTGACTTTATCACCCATCCGCCAGCTTGCGCAGATTTTTCGGCTGCACGATTTCCACGGCGCCCCGGGTCAGCTTCACCATACCCTCGCTCTGGAAATACCGGAGCATCCGGGTGACCACCTCCCGGGCAGTGCCCATGTGGTTGGCTATTTTTTCATGGGTAATTTTCAGAGAATTGGTCCCTTCCAGCTGGCTTTCCTCCAGCAAAAATGCCGCCAGCCGTTTATCAAAGCTCTTCCACATGATCTGCTCCATGAGCCACATCACATCAGAAAAATGGCTGGTGATCAGGTCATGGGAATAGTTGGCAATGGCAATGGACTCATCCATCAGGTTCTGATACAGGCAGGCGGGAATCACCCAAAGCTCCGTATCCTTCTCTGCCTCGATAAATACGTCAAAGTGCATGTTGCTCATGACACAGGAAGCGGAAAACAGACAGATGTCCATTTCGAAAAACCGGCTGATGGTAACCTCACGGCCTTCCTCGGACAATATGTAGGCTCTGAGCTGGCCGCTGCGGACAAGCAGCATGCCCAGACAGTCGGGGCCGCCGTCATGGAGCACCGTTCCGGCCTTTACCTTCTGGAAATCCGTAACTGCCGTGATTCGGGCCTGCTGGTCCGGAGTCATCTTGTCCCAAATGGGAAAATAATGGGCAAAATCCATAATTTCCGCCTCCTTCTGATTCTTCTATCACTATAAACCATTTTTCCCGGCAAGTCAAACAGGAAACATTTGACAAGGAATCGGGACTTCAGTCCGTGTCCCCAGTGGGATCACAGATGCGGCACGTCGAACAGCTTTCCGATCATGCCGTAAATTTCATCGAAAGATTTTCTGGCCATGGTCCAGGTCAGCAGTGCTTCAGCGATGAACTCCGCCGCGAAATCACTTCCGCAGAATTTTCTGACGATTTCCGCCAGCTGCCCGCGCAGCACACCGTGGTACTTGCTGAAAGATACAGCAAAGCTCGCCGCGGCTCCATGATCCTGAAACAGGTTTCTGTGCCGCCGGGAGAATTGCACCAGCTGGTCATGGATGCAGGAAACCACATGCATTGGCGAATCCGACCGGTCGCTGACTGCCATAATGGATGACACACACTGGCTCCAATCCTTGAGCATGAAGGTCGCAAGCAGCTCATCCTTGGATGGAAAATAATTATATACTGTTCCCACACCCACACCGCAGGCCTTTGCCACGCTGCGAATGGTCATAGCGGAATATCCGAACTCCCGGATCTGCCTCTCGGCTTCCTCCAGCAGTCTGCTCTCCAGATTTTCAATGATCTTGGGCATGATGGCTCCTTTTGTGAACACAGTCACACAAATTCAGTATCGTGAGTTTCCCGACAGAAGTCAAGTTTTCAGAAACGCTTTCGTTCCATTTTTCTCTATATTAGCAGATATTCCGCGAAAATTCAATACAGGAAAAACGAGCAGGCCCTAAAGTCGCAAAGTCTGGCGGTTAGCAACAAATCTGCAGCAGACTCCGCTTCTTCCGAATTTCCCAGTCCCCAAAATTCCAATAACACCGAAAGGGACTCGGTGCCAAACATCTCACCGATGGTGAGATGTTTGCCAGACTGTCAAAAAAGTGTCATTCCGAGCCAGTGCTCACACTGGCGTGGGAATCCCCCAACTTTTGCGAAGCAAAACGGCATATTTTACCCTTAATCCGGGGGATTGCCACACCAGCCTGCGGGCTGGTTCGCAATGACAGGTAGTTTTTCGACACGCTCCCAAACATCTCACCGATGGTAAGATGTTTGCAAGGTGTCGGCAGGCCCCTAGCCGCCGAGCAAATGTCCACCGGACATTTGCATTTAGATTGTTCGAGTCTCTTCCGACAAAACAAAAATCCAGACACCCGAATGGGTATCTGGATTTTTGAAAACTGTGACCAACTTTAATACAAAATGCACATTCCTCCTACCTTTCGTTAAAAGGTATGGGAATAATTAAAAGGTGGACATGGCTGTGCACGGAGCTATCTTACAACTATAATGGAACTTGGAATAATCAAGCGATGGATTATGACAGTAATCACAACAATAAGTACTGCAAAAAGGGTTAAGATACCCGCAGAACAAGAATTCATATGCAGGCAGGTTTGGTTGATTTTGTTACGAAAAGCAATGCGAATAAGAGCATCCATCACCATATCGCCAATTTCAAAGCAGTAATCATCGAAAAAGACTTCCACACCGGGCAGATACTTCTGGCCGATCTTGTGGATGGTTTCCGAAAACTCAACGGAAGAAACCCACGAAGAACCATCGCTATACATATAAACATAAAAACCAGTTTCGGGGACGGGGCTGGATGCCGTGTCGGTTATTACCACAGCAATGGGGTCAACGTCACGAAGTGCCACCGCACCAACTGCACCATACAGGGTATTGTCACCAGGTTTTACGTCTTGGATGACAAGCGAATCAGCTTCTACCCTCTGTTCGCCACCAGCTCTGAAAGACATGATTAAATATTCCAGGCAGTACCACCCCGTTATAGCTCCATGCTATGGGCATTAGTTTTCGCACCGGTAGAGCAGCACAGGCCGCAGAGATGGCCAGGCCATGCAGGAAGTCCTTTTCCTTGTCTGTCATTCGCTGGCCGCCTCCTCTGCGGGCCATGTGATGGTAAAATCCTCAGTGCCGTTTGAGAACTTGACGGGGTTGCCGTTTGCGTCGAAGGTTACGTCAATGTTCATCTTGCCGCCGTCTTCGTAATCTAGGACAATCAGCCCGTCATAAAACCCGGAGATATCCATATGTACCGGCTGTTCGCTTGCTGTTTTGATTTCCACATTTCCGTCTTCGTCCGGGGGGATGCCATTGACGGATTTAACACAGTCCGTGTGCGCTTCCTCATCCTCAGGCTCCGGGACAAGGGAACACCCCGGATTCGCCGCCACCGTCACCACCGTAGGCCACGTGGCGATCAGAGTTCCGTCCTTGCTCAGCTCTACCACAAGCGTCACAGGACCTGCCTTTGCGCAGACTGCCTGCGTCAGCGGGACGAGCACCACATTTGCCAGGACGCTGAGTTCCGGACCTCCTTCGTCGGGCGCTGTGTAGCTTCCACCTGTACCGTCCCCTCTGCGGAAACGGACTGTTGCAGTGGCTCCGTCCACGGCCCAGTTTTCCCCGTTCTCATGCAGCGTGTAGGCAATCATACGGCTGTTCTTTTCTCCCTGAATGGCGTAGACCCTGGGCATCACCCCAGGCCGCCTCACATCGATGCTGATTTCCGTTGATGTAAGCATCATTTCCTCCTTTACTTGCTTAGGATCGTCTGGATCACGGTCTTTTTCGGCGTGCCCAGCACGATGCTCTTATATTGTTCGGTGCTGGGCTGGTACCGGACCTCCACTACCCGGATCTTCTGATCTACGCCGGAGTGGGGGTCCAGGATCCGTACCCTGTCCCCCGGGGCGATACTGTCCGGCAGCGTCCGGTCCCGGTATTCCTCGGTTTTGGACAGCTGGACAAAACTCACCTTCAGACTGTTTTCTCCGTTCTCGCTGCGCAGACGTCCCAGCTCCGCCAGGCCGCTGGTCCTCAGCATCGCCTCCAGATCCAGGGAGGTCTGGGCGTAGACGCGCATTTCCTCCGTAGCATCATAGGTGGCGATCCGCTGCTCCTGGCCCTCCTGATAATCGTCATGCATCACCATCAGCTCCGGCAGCGTGTGAAGGACCTCATCCTTGTCGAACCAGTAAGGATAAACCCCGTTATACCCCATATCCGCGCCCCGCAGAGCCTCCAGCTCCTGCAGATTCAGCCCGTACCGGATCACTACGCCCCGATCCACGCCCCGCTGTTCATGGATTTTCACGGTATACCCGTCAAACTCATAATCTCCGCCCAGGCCATCCGACAGGAAGCAGCCCTCCCCGCTTCCCAGCAGCGTCCAGATATCCTTCGGGGCCTTCTGGTCAAAGGTCATCCCCCTGTTGATATCCGTCCAGAAATCAAAGGGGCAGCCGTTAACAGCTGTCAGCTTCAGATTGCCAAGGAACGTGGCATGGTTTGCCGCGTAAAATGGGCTGCATACGATGGTTTTCAACCGGTAAGCCATATGCCGGGCCGCCACAGTGATCCATCCGCCGGAATGACGGATCACCCGGTGGATCCGGAAAGGCTGGGGACTGGCGATATCGTTGGGCTTTGCCAGGATAAACCGGCCCTCAGTCAGTTCAGAGGCGACGGCGCCAGAAATGGGATACTGCAGCGTAAGCTCGAAGATCCCTGTCAGCGTTTCCCGGACCTCGTCGTTGGTCGCCTCTGTCAGCAGGCCGATGCCGTTGCTCCGGAACGCCGTTTCCGTGCTTTCGTACAGGAATAGGTTCATAGCGTCCACCACCTCGGTATGATTTCAACCTTTGTGACGCTTCCGGATATCTCGTAAACGGCAAACTGGGTATATCCCGGCCGCAGCACCGGCAACCGATGGGATGTTTCCGCGTAGGTGGCGCTCACCGGAACAGCCACGCCGTTCACGTCCACATATACCCGTCCGCTTTCACAGTCCAGACAGATATTCCCACTATTGCCGGAAGGGATCGTCAAATAAGCGTCCATTTCTGCCTCTGCGTCGTTTTTCAGGATTACCTCACAAATACTGCCATCCGTGCCCTCAATCCGGATCACAGGCGCGGCCGGGTAGCCGGTCAGGTTCCACAGCACGGTTTTGTCCGTTACAGAAATTGGATATTCCCCGCTCTTGAGCCAGCGCTGGGGCTTGCAATCGAAGGTAAGGGTACATTCTGCCGTTCGGTTCAGAAAGCCCGGTGTGAAGCGCAGAGGGCCCTGGAACCGGGCAAGGCGGAAGTGGTCCGGGTCGTAGTCATCCTCCAGCCGGCAGTAGCCCACACGGCTGCCCAGCCAATTCCGCACCGCCTCCGCCTTCCCGGGGAAGTCTGTGGAGATGCTGGCCGGGTAGGAGATGGGAATGTTCTTGTACCTGCCGTTGTCGATGATCAGATCACCGCTGCGGCCGGGGATGGATACGACTTCCACGTCCCGTTCCGCCGCGTCGAAGGTACCGGAGCCGGAGATCATGAGGCCGTGGGCTGCGGCACTCTCGCCGTCAAACCACAATGTTTTGATCAATGAATCGCCACCTCCTCACTTTCGTACATGTACTGCATTTCTTCCGCCACTGCCTCCGCCAGCTCATGGACATCCTGTCCCGGCGCGCCGTAGACATTGACGGTCATACCGCCCATATTCCGGGTGGTGTTGTGGTAGTTATTGGTCAGGGGCTGGACCACCGTCCGGTCGGGCAGAACCGTCAGCAGCTCCGGCCCGGCGTCGCCTACAATGGCGCTGCCCTGGAATACCTCGCCGCCGTTGGCCAGCAGAGGGATCTGCCCGATGGTTCCCAGGTTGACCCCGGGGATCCTGTTCACCCCATCGATGAGCCAGTTGATACCGTCAATTGCCTTGTTGATCATCCGGATCACAGCGTTAATGGGTGCCTTCAGAAGGCCTTCCAGACTGTCAAAGATACCCGTGAAGATCTTTTTCACGCCCTCCCAGGCCCGCTCCCAGTCCCCGGAGAAGATCCCGGCGATGAAGTCGATGATGCCTTCCAGCATCAGCTTTACGCCGTCCCAGACCTCCTTGCACACACCAAAGAAATCGTTCAGCGCACCGCCCAGGACAGGACCGAATATCTCCGTCCAGTCCGTGGCAAAGCCGATCTGCAGGAACTCATCAAAACCGTTTAGGATTTCCATGCACTTGTCGCTGTTTGTGGCGACAAAGACCACAAGCCCTGCTATGGCACCGATCAGCAGCGCCACAGGATTGGCGGCGATAAAGCCGAATACGCTGCTGAAGGCTCCCTGGAGGCTGGGAAGATGCACCCCGGAGATCTTCCCCAGGGCCGTCCCCAGCCCCGGCAGTTGTACCTTGCTGAGGGTTTCTATCAGCCCAGCCGCCCCGGATACCGCCGAGGCCACCGGAGAAATGGCACCCACCAGCAGTAAAAGCCCGGCGATGGCCGTCTTGGCACCGTCCGGAAGTTCCGCAAACCACTTTACAAAGGCCGCGATCTGCTCCGTAGCATCGGTCATCAGAGGCATCACCGTTTCCGCCAGCTTGGCCATGCTCTCTTGCAGGGTCAGGTTTGCTTCCTTATTCCGGAGCATTTCCTCATTGTTCTGCTTCCAGCTGTTGTAGCTGTCGCTCAGGCCCGCGCTGGCCAGCGTAGAAAGGGCCAGATCCTGCTTTTCTGCCGCCGTAGCGCACATTTCCAGCTGGGAATTGAATTCCTCGACATTCATCCCCAGCCGTTCCAAAAGCTCCGAAAACTGGCCCGTAGCGGCCCCGGTGGCAAGGGTTTCCTGCAAGCTGTCCGCCAGGGATTCCACTTTGAGGGTATCCGGGAACCGCTGCGCAGCTCCTGCCAAATTCTCCACCGCCTGCTGCAGATTGCTCTCGGTGAAGCCCGCCTGCAGGAGGTTGGAAACCGCCTCCACGGCGCTGTCCGTTTCACCGCTCTGTACGGCGAGTTCCTTCCAGGCCTTCCGGGCGGCGTCAATACTCACGGCATTCTCCGCTGCGTTGGCATCCAGTCGGCTCAGGTCCTCCCGGAGCTCTTCCGTGGCAGGTACCGTGGCAGTGGCCGCACCGGCCAGAGCGACCACGCCCTTTGTCACCGGCTGGAAGGTATCCGCCACCCCGGCAGCCTTATCCTTCACGCTGCCGGCAGCAGTGCCAAGCTTCTCCATAGATTCCCTGGCGGCGATCGCCTTCGTGTCCATGGCTTCCAGGGTCTTGTCTGCCTGGGCCTTCAGCCCCTTCAGTTCCTGCTCAGTTTCGATAATTTCCCGCTGCAGGGAGTCCAGCTGTTCCGGATTCGCGGGATTGCCAAAGTGGTCGCTTACCTCCTTGGCCTGCTTTTTCAGATCCTGCAGTTCTTTGGCGGTGTTCTGAATTTCCTCCGTCAGCTGCTTGTAGCCGTCGGTTTCAATCTCACCACAATCTTCCATCTCCTTCTGCTGGTTTCTCAATTCCTTCAGTTTTTTGGAGGTGTCGTCGATCTGGCTCTTGATGGGATCATAGGCCGCCTTCCACTGGTCATAATTCTTCATGGAAGCCTTTACCTGGTCATGGGCCTGGTTCAAGGCTTCCTGCTTTGTCTTGGTCTCCTGGATGGCCTGGGCCAGCAGCTTCTGCTTCTGCTCCAGCAGTACCGTGTTTTTGGGATCCAGCTTCAGCAGCCGTTCCACGTCCTTCAGCTGGCTCTGGGTGTTGCCGATCTGCTTATTGGTTCCCTGTAACGCCTTGTCAAGGCCGACGGTGTCACCGCCGATCTCAACCACAATGCCCTTCACTCTGCTCTTGCCCATATTCCACCTCCTATTCTTTTGAAAATCTTAAATATACGCATGTCATTGCGAGCCAGTGCGCACACTGGCGTGGCAATCCGTTCCCCGGTGCGAAGTGCCCTTGGCTCCCCTTTCGAAAAAGGGGAGCTGTCGTGCGAACAGCATGACTGAGGGGATCGATCCCGTCAAAACGCGTCAAAATCCTCCTGGGTTGCCCGGTACGGATATTTCTCCTGGTCGTTGCTCTTTTCTGTGAGCATATCGTAGACCATGCCCATAGTCATACTCCCCAGTGCCTCGTCGCTGAGCCCCAGCTGCGCACAGCGCAGCATGAAGATCGCGCCGTTGGGCTCCCGGACACTGGGTCTTATTTTTTTGCGGGAACAGAGGTGGTCTGGTTGGTCAGATGCCACAGCTCCAGAATGGTCGGCAGCACCTCATAAATAGAAAAAACACCGTCCAGGGAATCCAACCATTCCTCTGCGGTGTCCGGCGCAGAATGGTCAGCATGCTTGACCATCGTGTATGCAACGTTCTCGAAAATCGTCAGGTCCACCGCCGTCAGCTGGGCATCCAGCTTTTCTTCCTCGGTGGCGTTCTCGGGCAGCTGAGTGGCCTTCTGGTAGGACTTCTGGAGCTGACGCATATCCGCGATCATGTCGCGGCCGAATTTGATGCGGTAAAGCCGGGGAATGAGGGCCGTAGCCCA